GATGCAATTTTGGGTCTCTCAAGCTATACGCGGAGTGGAAGTACAGGCCAGTGGTGGCAGAGTACGTAACACCGCCTGGAGAGTTTGACCCGGTGCCCGAGTTGGAGGAGTGGAGACAGCAATGGTTGGCTGATCGTTCTGCTGGAGGTAGGTAAGTTTTGAGTGAAGCTTTGGCTCCTAACGTCGCGCTTAAGCGGTGGGGGCGCTTCGGCGGCAAGCCGCCTGCCCCACCTCGCGCTCCTTTACCGTAACACAGTGGTTGGGGAGTGAATTCATTTTAGAGTTCGTACTAACGGAGTTTATTTTAGGCCGAGGGGATTGGTCCTTTATGGAGCAACACGACTGGGAAAGACTGTGTGGGCCCGAAGCCTCGGCCCACACTCATACTTCGGAGGACTTTTCAACATGGACCTTTTCTCCGAAGACGGGAAGTACGCCGTATTCGACGACATCGCCGGAGGATTTGGATTCTTTCCTTCTTACAAGTGTTGGATGGGTGGGCAATTCGAGTTCAGTGTGACGGACAAGTACCGACACAAGCGAAATGTTCAGTGGGGCAAGCCAGCGATATGGCTGTGCAATACTGACCCTAGACTCGATTGGTACAAGCCAGGCAGCAGCCCTGACTTTGAGTGGATGGAAGCGAATTGTGATTTTGTGGAGCTATCTAGGGCTATTTTTCATGCCAGTACAGGGTAGCTTCAGCCGAAACTCTGAAGAGATCGGTTGCCGTGCCACCTGCACCTGGTTGTATGATATCACATATCATATAGTTTCCCATCTTTTGATTAGTCTCCGCAGCGTAGTAGTTGCTAGTGCCTGTCTCTTCACCGGTCACATCGTCGTCATATGTGAGGTTAGAGTTCATGGGGTGCCAGAATTTGAAGTTCCGCACGGTTCCGTTACTGTTGCCGCTAGTGATAGTGCGAACCCTATCATATTTGACTTTGACTCTCTTATCGTCGACCTTGGCGGTTATGAAGTCATTCCAGTCCGTGTTTCTCTGTCCCTTAAAGAGGACTTCGGTGTAGTAGCCGAATGGGGCGACCATGGAGTCACTGCCTTCGGCGTAGTTTTCGAGCATTCGTTGCATTCCCTCTCCATTAATGTCGATGAAAGTGGTCTGTGACACGAGGGGGGAAGCTTGACGGTACACGGCGAATACCGCGTCCGTAACTGTGAAGCAGATCCTTCGGTGGAACCACGGGACGCCACTGCTGGTTTGGATGCGCCAATTCTCGGAGAGGCCGCGCATGTAGCATGTGGTTGAGGTGCGGGCTGACACATCGGCGATCGTGTTATAGCCGCCGCCACGTTTGATGTCCATCGCTGTGGCGCACCAGAACGAGACGAACGTTGAGTTGGCACGAACGTTCAGGGGTTGCTTGGAGACGGTTGGTTGGAGGGTTCCGTCATTTGCCGTATTGGAGTACGTCAACATGTCATTTCTTTTCTTGCGGCTGGTTTTGTTGAGAATGCTTTTGGTGCTCATTCTCCTCTTTCGGTAAGTCCTCCTGCGTCGAACAGGGGCTCGCTTGCGCGTCGTGCGGGGTTTCTTGAACCGGCGCATGCGCCGATTGCGGTACGTTCCGTAGCTTACGTAGGCCATAGGTGCAGGGGAATCCAGGCATGAGGGGTAGTTAGGGCAAGGCGGGGGAACTTTGGGCCGGTCAGTCGTACTTATAGTCCGGGGGTGAGCGTTTTTTTTTTGGGGTCTACAGTGTTAATTTCGACCCCAAAAATGAGAAAGTTCAAACTCGACTCAGTCAACTATGTCCTCCTCACCTATTCCGATTGTCCAGACGACTTCGATCCTCAATGCATTATTGATGCAGTTACGGGAACTGGAGCAGTGTACCGACTTGGTAGAGAGCTCCATCAGAATGGCAAACCTCATTTCCACTGCTTTGTACAGTGGGATGAGCCATTTTCTCACCCAGACGCCGGACAACTTTTCTTTGTGGGAGGCCGTCGGGCGAACATCAAGCGATTTTCGGCGAACCCTGGACGACGCTGGGATTACGTCGGCAAGTACGCAGGCCACAAGGAGGGGCACTTTATCATTGGTGATGCATGCGAACGGCCGGGCGGAGATAAGGAGGATTCCGAGCGGACGCAGGCAGACATCTGGGGCGAGATCATCTGCGCTACGACTGAAGGGGAGTTTTTTGAGAAGCTGGCGGCTCTTGCTCCTAAACAACTCGGATGCAATTTTGGGTCTCTCAAGCTATACGCGGAGTGGAAGTACAGGCCAGTGGTGGCAGAGTACGTAACACCGCCTGGAGAGTTTGACCCGGTGCCCGAGTTGGAGGAGTGGAGACAGCAATGGTTGGCTGATCGTTCTGCTGGAGGTAGGTAAGTTTTGAGTGAAGCTTTGGCTCCTAACGTCGCGCTTAAGCGGTGGCGCGCTTCGAGGGGCAAGCCCTCTGCGCCACCTCGCGCTCCTTTACCGTAACACATAGGCGTGGGGATGGGTGCAATTTAGAGTTCGCACTAATGAAGTTTATCTTAGGCCGAGGGGATTGGTCCTTTATGGAGCAACACGATTGGGAAAGACTGTGTGGGCTCGAAGCCTCGGCCCACACTCATACTTCGGAGGACTTTTCAACATGGACCTTTTCTCCGAAGACGGGAAGTACGCCGTGTTCGACGACATCGCCGGTGGATTTGGATTCTTTCCTTCTTACAAGTGTTGGATGGGAGGGCAGTTCGAGTTCAGTGTGACGGACAAGTATCGTCACAAGCGAAACGTTCGCTGGGGTAAGCCTGCAATATGGCTGTGCAACACTGACCCTAGACTGGATTGGTACAAGCCAGGCAGCGGGCCAGACTTTGAGTGGATGGAGGCAAACTGTGATTTTGTGGAGCTATCTAGGGCTATTTTTCATGCCAGTACAGAGTAGCTTCAGAAGCTACCCTGAAGAGGTCTGCTGCGGTTCCACCTGCACCAGGTTGAATGATATCAACTATCATGTAATTTCCCATTCCTCGACTTGTTTCCGCTGCGTAGTAGTTCGACACGAATGTTTCCTCTCCTGACACATCGTCATCATAGTACAGATTTTTGTTCATCGGGTGCCAGAACTTGTAACTGCGAACGGTTCCGCTCTGGTTGCCGCTAGTGATAGTGCGAACCCTATCATATTTGACTTTAATACGGGAGGGGTCGGTCTTGGCTGTGATGAAATCATTCCAGTCGGCGTTCCGCTGGCCCTTGAAAAGGCGGTCAGTCAGATAGCCGAAAGGGCCTTCCTTGTTGGGGTCGCCTTCAGCATAGTTCTCCAGGATGCGCTGCATCCCCTCGCCCGGAACGTCGATGTACTGAGCCTCGGGGGTGAGAGGGGAGGCCTGATTGTATCGGACGAACGCTGAGTCCGACGTGGTAAAGCAGATCCTGCGGTGGAACCACGGGATACCACTGCTAGTTTGAATGCGCCAGTGTTCTGCAAACCCACGCATGTAGCAGGTGCTGGCTGTGCGTGCCGCGACATCCATGATTGTGTTGTAACCGCTGCCGCGCTTAACGTCCATCGCGGTGGGGCACCACATTGACACGAACGTTGAGTTCGCACGGACGTTCAGGGGTTGTTTGGTTGCTGGGCCGACCTGGATTGTTCCGTCTGAACCCGTATTGGAGTACGTGAGCATGTCATTTCGCTTTTTCCTGCTGGTTGTGTTGAGCACGGAACGCTTCGACATCCGCTTTCGACGGTAAGATCGTCGTTTCGTTGGGTAAGATCGGCGGGGGGCTCTGCTCGTGCGGGCAGTGCGGGCACGGCGAGTGGTAGTGGGTCTTCGCCGAGTGTATCTTCGGTAAGCCATAGGTGCAGGGGAGGCTTGGCATGAGGGGTAGTTAGGGCAGGGCGGGGGAACTTTGGGCCGGTCAGGGGTACTTATAGGGAGGCTGGGTGAGTTTTTTTTTTGGGGGCTACAGTGTTATCTTCGACCCCAAAAATGACACGCAAGTTCAAACTCGACAACGTCAACTATGTCCTCCTCACCTATTCCGATTGTCCAGACGACTTCG